AAGCAGGGCGGACTTGTGGAACGCGAATGCGGCAAGGTTTTCGCTGTTGTCGTCGCAAAGGTCGGATTCGTAAACGTCGAAGCCGGCAACGCGGGGGACCATGCCTTCGGACTTCTCAGCAGTGATGCCGGGGATCTCGGCGCTGTTGAGGGTCTTAACCAGAGCGCCGTAGTGGGTAGGATCGGCCCAGAGGGTGCGTCCAGCCTTAGGAGCCTTCTTGGTGTCGGTCAGAGACACTGCAAGGTCAACCATGTCGTCGCGGTCGAAGTTGGCGGCGGTAATGGTCGAGCTAGTGGCGAAGTTAGCGGCGGTCACCAGGTTCCAGATGTCACCGAAAACCTTATCACCGAGCGACTGAACGGCAGGGGAGATGAAGGTGTCATTCAGGTGAATGCTGGACTTGCTGCGCTCGTCGTCCTTGAAGCCGTAGACGAAGCCGTAGAAGGTGTCCAGGTTTACAGTGGCGGCGGTCAGCGTGGTGTTCTGGCTGGTGTAGCCCGAGCTAAGATCCACAGCGGCTGGCTTGGTAGCGTAGCGAGTGGTAACGGAAGCGCCAGCTTGGGCGATGTCGTCCGAGAAGTCGGTGACGATGCCGGCAAGCGGAGCAAAGCAGGATTGAAGGTGCGGGAGAGTTTCCTCAGCGATTTGTGCCAAGTTAGCACCTGCGATGGTGTTGGTAGCCATATTGGTATTATGTTGTAGGTTAGATTAGGACTTGATCGAAAGCACGTCCTTGTGTGCTTGGAAAAATGCGGAGCGCTCGGCGCTAGGCTTCATCTTGGCAAATTCTGCCTTGATGTCCTCGGCGCTAAGTTCTTCGTCCTCGTTGAGAGCGACAGGCTCGGGATGACCTTGGGCGGCAAGAATCTCAGAAGCGCGAGCCGAAACCTTTTCTTCGGTGATTTCGGCCTTGGCTTCAAGCTCCTCAACCTTCTCGGCGACTTCGGCTTTTTCTGCCTCGGCTTCTTCGGTTAGGGCGACAATCTTGCTTTCAAGATCGGAAACTTTAGCTTCAAGATCGGCATTGAGTGCGACTGCAAGCTCTTTTTCGTTCTTGATTGACTCAAGCTCGGTTGCGGCTTCTTGCAAAGCGGCCTCGGCTTGCTCGGCCTTGGCTTGAAATTCGGCAAGTTGCCCGTCGTGGCTTTCGATGGATGCCTCCAGCGCGGAAATACGCTCTAGGGCCTCATCGCTGGAGGGTTTGGTGATTCTATCGAGAATGCTCATACTATTATTTGGTTTTGTGTCAAAAGATTCGTCTGCGAAACCCATCGAAATCGCTTCTTCGGCGCTCATCCAGGTTTCTTTTTTCATCATGTCTCGGACTTCTTCTTTAAGTAGTTGGGTGCGGTCGGCGTAGATGCCGGCGATTTCGTCAGAGATTGATTCGAGCAACTCGGCCTGTTGGCGGATCTGCTCGGCATTGCCGCGAATGCCAGCGCTGGCCTCGTGGATCATCATGCGACCGCCGCGCTTCATCACGATCTTATCTGCGGCCATAGCAATTACGGACGCCATCGAAGCGGCTAGGGTGATATATGCGGTAACGTAGACGCCGCGCTCGCGGAGATCCATTAGCTCGTTGTATAGGACGTAGCCGTCGATAACGGAACCGCCCGGGCTGTGGATGTCGATGTCGAGCGTGTCGGCGGCATTCTCGATGCAGTTAGTAATCTCGCCATCAACTAGGCCAGACTCAAAGGCTTGAGCGCCGAACACCTTGCCGATCTCGTCAATCAGCGTGTCCATGCTGTCCTTGTGGACAACTTCATCGAGTTTGACCTTCGCGGCCTTGTTTTCAATTTGGATAAAGTTCATTCTTCTGGGGTCTCCGTCTGTTGTGGGTTCGGGCTTATAGCGTTTTTGATTTTTTGCATGAGCGTGATGGGTCGTCTGTATCCTTCATCTTCCTTCCATGCTTGTTTAACCGCGCTTGGCATAGCGGGCAGTCCCGCCTCTTTTCGGAACTGCAACTCGTCCTCAGTGGCTGGAGTGATTGCCCCAGCGCGCACCGCAACACCGTAAGCATCAAACTTGGATTTGAGGCTATCAAAGCGCAACGCCTGTCGTCCCATTTCGCGGGACTCATCATCAACCTCCTCGACATCTGGGTGGTCAGTAGTGGGTTGGTCGTTAGGCGTAAGCATCGACATTTCGCGGTCGTCGATCTCAATGCCGTATTTTTCTTCCGCCGCCTTTTTCGCCATTTTTCGCATGGCGATGTCCTCGGCGCGTTCCATGTAATGTTCATCGGCTGATTTGCCGCGCATTTCCACAAGGTCGCAAAGGTTGGCAGCGCCCATCTTGTAATACATATCCAGCTCTTTAGCGGCTCGCCCGTCGTCGATTGTAAGCTTCGGCGGGGTGCTGAATGACCACTTCCACCAGTCGGCGGATTGCGGCAGGTCGCCGCGCTTCTGCGCCTTGGCAATAGAGTAGCCGACTAGTCGCTTGGTGACGTAGAAAAGCAAATCCTGGCGGTCCTCAATAGCTCGCTGGGCAAGCGCAATCTCGGTCCGCTGTGCTGTGCCTCCGCCCATAGCGTGGCCAGAATAAAACGCATAAGGCCAATTCAAGCCGGCATAGGCGGAGCGGAGTAATCGCTCATGGAATTCCAAGAACGGGTTGCCCGGGCGATTGTTTACGATGGTATCAATCTTGCCGCCGCTGTTGCTCTTAAAGTATCGGACTGTGCCGCCGTCCATAGACTGGACGCTAACGCCATTCTTGGCGCCAGACGCTCCCGAAAGCTCGGTAAACGGATCATCTGGGTCGGGTCCGCCGTGTTCGTTGTATTCGACCAAGCTGATGCTCGACATCTGAAGCATTGCCAAGCGTTCCCACTCGGTCGATTGGATCATGTCGCGGCAGTCGTTGATGCAGTGGGTCAGGGCGGAAATGCCGCGCCCTTGCATCTGCCATTCGGGGTCGTAAAGGTGAATAACATTCTGCGCCGGCAACCACTCGACTAGCTTTTGCTCTTGATCGACAAAGGCGTATTCTTTTGGCGCCCCGCTTGCGTAGTAGACAATGCCGTCGCGTAGGCGCCCGCCTCGCATTGGTCCGTCCTCCATCCCTTGCGGGGTAGCGATTCGGTGGCTCGGGATACCTTGGTAGCGCGGGAATCCTTCTTTTGTCTCGGTAAGTAGGACAAATACCTCGCCGTCTACGTCAAGCGAGCTTGACCAAGTGAAAAGGTTGGTCTTGAGATCGTGCATCCCGCCGCGGACGTCGCCAATCGGGTAAAACTTATCACGGAGCCACGCCGAGGCGGTCGCGCCCCATTCCTTGTCCATGCCGTCGTAATGCGGCACAAATGCGCGGCCAACCGCATACATCGAGCGCTGGTTAATCGCGTTCTTGATCGGCCCGAAATTGATATAAATGCGGCGAGCGTGAGAAAGCAGCGTCTGCCGGTCTTGCTCAGGGATTAGGTCGGCAATGTCTTTCCGCTCGGTTGGCTCCCAAGGGCGATACTGGTCCCACTGCGCTGCCCTAGCTGCCCGCCAGGAAACCTTGCGCCCGAATTGGTCTAAGATTACGCCCATTGCTTAAGCCTATCTGTCAAAATCTGCCGAAGCCCTTGGTCTGACTGGGAATGAATCCAACCTCGACCCATTCGCAAGCGCGGGTCAATGCGGCTAGTTCTTCTTGCGGGCCGAGGCTGACTCCGCCGTTGATCGTAGTGCTGACGCCGTTCTTGCTTGCGCTCGTAATTTGCTGCAAGCCTCCAGCGGTCAAACTCGCATCGCTTACCGCGTTGCGCCTTGCTTTTAGCTTTGACGCAAACTTGGGATCGTCAATCCCTCGCCGTGCCCAGTCTCGTGCCGTTTGAACCCAGTTAGCCATTAAAAGGGCGCAGGGTGTCAAAGCGTTTACTTCTCAACGGCCTCCTGCGCGACCAATACCTTGTAGAGGCAAGCCGCGACGACCTGCATCACCTCGCAGTCCCATAAGTGGTTATTCGCCGCGCTCGCCTTCTTCTTGGAAACCCAGCGCCAGACGCCGGGAGAGATCTCGTTCTTTTGCTCGGACTGCATCTGGGCATGATATTGCTTGGAAGCATCGACCGGAATGCCGAAACTCTCGTCGCCCATCATAG